GCTGGTTACTCTCTCGCTACACGAGTAGACACTGACCTTCATGCCTGTGGTACTGGTTTTGGTGACGGTGGTTCAGTCGTGTTCTCTGGTTCAGTAGCTGCTACTGACTACCAGCACACAGGCTGTTTCTTCAACGACGGCGGTACTACAACTCAGTACACAGACGACACTATTGTAGCGACTGATGTGTTCACTGATGCGTTTTATCGTGACATGATTCAGAAGCTGGACGACAACAACGTACCGATGGAAGATCGTGTACTCGTTATTCCTCCTTCTGTTCGTAAGACGATTATGGGTCTTGACCGTTATGTGTCTTCTGACTTCGTAAGTGGTCAGACTACAAATTCTGGTCTTATCGGTAATCTGTACGGTGTAGACGTTTATGTGTCTTCTAACTGTGCAACCATCGAAGCAGCAGGTGACAACACTGCATCTTCTGCTGACACTCGTGCTGCCCTGCTTTTCCACAAGGACGCTATTGTCCTTGCAGAGCAACAGTCAGTACGCTCTCAAACCCAGTACAAGCAGGAATACCTGTCTACCCTGTACACGGCTGACTGCCTGTACGGTGTTCAGGTCTACCGTCCTGAGGCTGGTTTCGTTCTCGCAATCGCTGAGTAACGAACTTCAAGGGGGGTCTTCACAGGCCCCTCTTTACTTTCTTTTCTTTTTTCCGCAATAGGAATCTCAGATGTCCAATTACACTAAGATTACAGACTTTGAGGCGAAAGATAGTCTTTCTAGTGGCGATTCTAATAAAGTTATTAAAGGCGCAGAATTTGAAACAGAATTTGATAACATATCTACAGCAATAGCAACTAAAGCTGACATAGCTGGTCCTACGTTTACCGGGACACTAACAGCGGCTGTTTTGGACATATCAGGAAATGTTGATATAGACGGAACAACTAATTTAGACGCTGTAGATGTTGACGGTGCAGTACAGATAGACGGTGCTACTACTTTTGGTGTAGATGATACTGGCGTTGACGTTAAGTTCTTTGGTGCTGCATCAGGAGCCTATCTGCTCTGGGATGAAAGTGCTAATAAGCTGTTAACTGCTGGTGACGCAGTTGTTGACGTTGTTAAAGACAAATTAATGATAGGCGGTGTAGCTGTTACAACAACCGCAGCAGAATTAAACACCTTAGACGGTATTACTTCTACAGTAACAGAATTAAATTTATTAGACGGTTCCAGCGCAGGAACCATAGCAAACTCTAAAGGAGTTATTTACGGTTCGTCTGGAGAAGTTAACGCAACTACTTTGCAGATTGCTGGAAGTTCAATTACATCTTCCGCAGCAGAACTTAATATTTTAGACGGTAAAAGCTTTGTTGACGAAGATGATATGTCGTCCGACAGTGCTACAGCCATTGCCTCACAACAATCAATTAAAGCTTATGTAGACGCTGTTAGTGTACCTATAACGACTTGGACATTAGAAGACGGTGACGGTACAGAGGTTAATGTTTCTAACGGTAAGGAAGTTAAGTTTGTTGAAGGCGGTGGTATAGACATTAACTGGACTGATACCGACAACGGTACAGATGGTGATCCTTATGATCTGACGTTTACCGTTACTGGAGCACAAACAAATATTACATCGTTACTTGCTACCGACATTAAGATTGGTGAAGACGACGAAACAAAAGTTGATTTTGAAACTGCTGATGAAATTCACCTTTACGCTGCTAATGCAAATAAAGTTACGGTAGACACTAATGGTCTTACGTTAAACACAGGTGCATTGTCGCTTAAAAACGGAGCAACAAGCGCAGGTAAAATAGAGTTTTACGAAGACTCTGACAACGGTACAAACAAAGTTACCCTTATTGGTCCTGCTTCAACGTCAGACATTACACTAACGCTTCCTAGTAGCGACGGTGACTCAGGTCAGGCGTTGACTACTGATGGCAACGGTGTAATGAGTTGGGCAACTATTGGTGGTGCTTACAATAGTTGGGCTGTTAAGACAGGAACCTACACGGCGGTAAGCAAAGATCAGCTAATTTGCAATCATGCAAGCACTGCTTTCACGATAACGCTGCCAGCCTCTCCGTCTCAGGGCGATACAGTTATATTAAAAAATGTGGGTGCTGCGCTGGTAACCGTTGGAAGAAATAGTGAAAAAATAGACGGTGCTACAGAAGACGGAACATTGCCTACAGGTAACGCCGTCCAACTTGTTTATACAAATGATGCAGCAATAGGTTGGACATCAATATGAGGATAGATTTATGGCAGTTTTAGGTTCAGGCGGTTTCGCAACGGTTGAGGAATACCTGTTTATTGAGTCAACGACGTGGAGTCCGTGGTGTGACTGTGTAGCTCTAGTGACTGTCGTTGGAGGTGGTGGATCAGGAGCGCGAGGCGCATTTGTAGATACTACTTATCTGAATGCATGTGCATCTGGAGGAGGTGCTGGAGCGGCTGCAAAAAGCAAGCTGACGCTATCAAAAAGCACAACCTACACAATAACAGCAGGAGCTGGCGGTGCAGCCATCACGGCAGGAAATAGCGGGGCTAATGGAAATGCTGGAGGTACTTCGTCTTTTACTGGATCAGACATTACTGATATGTCAGCGAATGGTGGTGCGGCTGGTGCATTTGCTACGGGAAACCCGCATGTAAATTTATCCGGCAGCGGAGCCGCAGGAGGAGCAGCAGGGACTACCGGGAATCTTTGGAATACCGCAGGAGGTAGCTCAGGGAGCATGACGTTATCTTTTTCGGCTCCTTATAACCATTATTGGAATTCCTACGGCACTGGAGGCGGGGCTGTTGGAATATTTGGATATACCGGACCTAGCTCTGGCAATGTTGCAAACACAACCAACACGGTCTATCAAAATGTTACTGCTGCATCTGGAGGAGCGGGAACAGGGGCTGCAACAGGGACAGTTGATCCGAATCAAGGCACTCTACACGGAGAAGGTGGACCGGGATTAAAGGGAGCAACAACGCCCGCCAATAATAATTTAGGCCAAACTAATCTCCCAGATAATTTGATGGGCTACCCACCAAACAATTACGTGTCTTATCACTACGGTGATTCAACGATACCTGTTTATCAAACAGGCTGGCTGAGTGGCAGCTACACTGCACACGGAGAGGCGGGAATAGGCGTTGGCGGTCGCTCTCAAAGTAGCAACAATACAGGTGCTTGTGCTGGCTTCTTTGCTGGAGGGGGAGTGCAAGTTGGCGTTCAAGGACAATCAAAAAGCGGTGGTAATGCGTTTTTGGGAGGAGGTGGTGGCCCCTATCTTTCTCATAAATCAACAACGAGTTGTTCACCGGGGGAGGGTGGACAAGGTTTTATTCACGTTCAAATTATAAAATGGAATATTTGAGATGGCTGTTTATGAAGTTTTAAATGATTCAAATGAAGTTGTTAATACGATAGCCGCAGATGAACAATTCATGGCAGCAAACCATGATAATTATCGGTTGGTTCCTGCGCCAGATACTTCAGACATAGACGGCAGGGCTTGGAGAGATGTTGAGTTAGCAAGAACCGACATTATTGCTCAGACTCCAGATTGGCCTGATCGTGATGATTGGTTGGCGTATCGAACAACACTGAGGAACTGGCCTAGCACAGATTCGTTTCCTGCAACAAGACCAAACGATCCTGATTATGTTGCGCCTGAAACTGGCGGCGGTTCTCCTCCTCCTCCTGAATAATACGAGGCTTACTTGATTAACAACTTAAAAGCTGTTGCACTTTCTTTATTGTTTCTTTCTGGGTGTTCCTCAATACCCATGTGTGGAACAAAATCTATACAAATGCAATTTCCTTCTATGGTTCCTTATTTTGGTAGCAACCCACTAATCATAGAAAGAACTAACGATCACGTAGACTGTGAGCTAGAGCCTGAAGAAAGAGCTTTACCTGATGGCTCCTAAAAAACTAGAGTCAGACAGTGTTTATGCAAAGTACGATACTGATGGCGACGGTGTAGTGTCAGACGTAGAGTTATCTATGTCAGAGCGTTTGCAGAAACTAGAAGTAATGCACGAGAAAGCAGACGCACAGAAGAATATGTGCTGGTTAGCTTTGTTGGGAATGCTGCTGTATCCAAGCCTTGTAGTAATTTCGGATATGCTAGGCTTAGAGCAAGCAGCCGAAATACTTGGAGCAATGAGTTCAATCTACTACGTGTCTGTCGCTGGCCTTGTCTCAGTATGGTTTTCAACATTGGCATGGTCAAACGCAAAGAAAAATGAAACGGACAGTTAACTAAACAGGAAAAAACATGGACCAAGTTTTAGATATTGTAAACGTAATGACTGCTGTAGTAGCGGCTGCTAGTGCCATTACAGCGATGACCCCTACTCCTAAAGACGACGACATGGTTGCTAAGTATTATAAAGTTATTGAAATGCTTGCAATTAACGTAGGCAAAGCAAAAGAGTAGCTGTGAGGTCATTACATGATAGGAGAAGTCGCAGCCGTCTTGTCTGCGCTGAAGGCTTTAAACGAAGGACTATCAACACTTAAGGAGTCTGCTGGTCACGGCAAGTCGTTACAAGGTCTTGTAGGCAAGTGGGGAGAAGCCAGCGAAAAGTACAGAGACGTAGAGAAAGCCAAAGCTGGTAAAATGTCGTATAAAGAAGCTTTAGCTATGGAGAGTGCTAAACGCCAGCTAGAGAACTTTGATCGACAATTCAAAGATATTTGTCTCCTTCAAGGACAAGGCGACCTCTACAACAGCGTTAAGAACAGAATGCTGGAGTCTCAGAGAGCACATGAACGAGAGATACTGGAGCTAAAGAGGCGTAGAAGAGAGATTAAAAAGTACATGCAACTAGGCGGTACAGTGGCGTTTGCTTGGGTTTGTTTCATGGCTTTTGTTTGGGTAGCTGTTTGGGTAATAGGTGGATAGTGGTAATAGCTTTTTTGTTGGTTGTTATTGTTAACGGAGAAGTAGTTACAGACAACCAAATGTTATTTGAGAGTGTTTATCGTTGTAACGAGTTTAGTGCCGCAATAGAAGAAGGCAGACTGTCAAGAAACAACCAGAAGTACAGGACTAACAAGAACGTAACTGCTTACTGTGTACCGAAGATGGTTACGAAAGATACTTTATTATTTACTAGTGGAATGAGGTGGACTTAGTGGATTTAGTTGTACCGATAATTTTAGTGATTGTAACGATCATCTATCAACCGGGAAACGCACATATTAACAAATACTGTAAGTACGCAGTAGAAGAAGCAGAAGAGTTTGCCAGCAGAAAAGAATGTTGGGACCATTACACAGACTACAGAGACGAAATACCTTCAGGACATTACTAATGAAAAAGACACTGGTAGCAACCCTATTTCTACTAACAAGCTGTGGTTCTATACAGATGGAACCAATAGACTTAGGTTTAGAAGTAGAAGCTCTAGGAGGTATGTTTAAAGTTAAACCACAAATTTCTGTCGGTGACGGTAAACTAGGACCGTCAGCAATAGAAATTGAAGTTAAGAAGACTGAAGAAAAAGATGATGGCGACTAGCCACCAGCAGTTAAGTCGCTTTTGTGCTGAAGCGTACCAACAAAGTGATTTTGAAGAGTCTAACATTGAGGTTGTTGTAAAGAACTCGTTAGACGGTGGTGTAATCTTTGCCTTCAGAGGTACTGATGAGCCAGCAGATGCAATCAGAGACTTACGTATTCTTCCTCTGTGGACAAGAGAACTAGGTTGGTGTCCTGCTGGCTTTCTTAAGGCAAGCCGTAGGTTAGTTAACAAAGTAACCAGCACTTGTCTTGAACATAATTATGACGCAACTAAGATAGAACTCACTGGGCATTCTCTTGGTGGTGCAGTAGCTCTGATTACAGGAGCTTTAATGATGCGTGACGAAATAAAGCCACGCCAGATAGTAACCTTTGGTGCTCCTAGATGTGGACGCTTGAAGATACTAGACAAGGTACGTGTAACAATGTACCGCAACGGTAAAGACATAGTACCGCTTGTACCACCACTAATGAGACGTCATAAGCCTCTGGTGGAAAGAGGTGAAAAGAAGCACATGATCAGGGATCATTATGCTCTTAATTACGTAAGGATGCCTAAGTGAAACCGTCTCAAAACTTAACAAACACGTTGGACATAGCTTTAGAAGCTTTGGAGCG